GCTGCCATTACTTCACGGCTCTTTGTTGTATCCATATCACGGATGAGACCGTTAAGAGCAGATGTGATAAAGAGGATTCTATCCTCTGTTGGTACCTCATCGTCTGTCATACCGTCAACCGCTGTTGCAAGTGCAGAAATAACATCTGCGCCTGTAGAAAGAGTGCCTGTAGCTGTGCTGATTCCATCCTTACCGCAAAGAGTAGCGAATGTGAAAGCATCTGCCTCTGGAGCAACCTTTGTTCTAAGGAACTGAGCGTTGAGCTGACCGAATGCAACCTCTGCTGTCTCCTCATTATCAAGGTAATCTACAGAGAGCTTACGGCCTCTGTCGTAGTTGAACTGTACTGTTTCATACTCAAGGCTTACATCGCCGTTAACGTAACCAGAGTTACGTGAGTAATCAGCAAGACCGTCCATTGAAATCTTTGGAATCATGATTTCGTTAGCCTTAGCACCCTGTTTAGCTGTATTTGGATCAGAATCCAAAACAGATGTTAATGATGCTGCCTGGTACACTTCATCAAGAAGTGCTGTGTAGTTTTTTGATAACTGAATTGCCATCTTCTTTGTCCTCCATTAATTTTCTTTTTTTGGTGGTAATCCCATGGCAGCTCTTAAAGCTGATTCCTCGACCTTATCGGCCTTGTTATCATCTGTCTGCTGGCCATTAGGAGTTGTAAACTTTGCTGCATTACCGTTAGGGTCCTTAGCAAAAGAATCTGGATCACTTTCCTGTACACCCTTAAGGTAATCCTCAAAACCTAAAACCTTACCATCACGCATCTGTAATGGCTCTTTTTCTAGGTCTGCTATAAACTGCTTTTTAGCAGCGTTTGATGAGAACTTAACATCAGCTGTTAACTTTTCAATTGCATCGTGATAATCACGAGCCTCTAAGTCTTTCTGGTACTTAGCATCCTTATCCTTGTTTGCCTGCTCCAGCTCTGCAATTTTCTTTTTCATGCCCTCAGCATCTACACCGTCAAAAGCTTTAAGAGCCTCCTCTGTCTGTGAGAGCTTTTCATTTGCATTGTCCAGCTGTGCTTGGACTTTCTGAACCTTTTTGTCAGATTCTGCAATAGAGATTACTTCACCCCATCCTTTCTTTTCGATGGTTCCTTTCTGCTCATCTGTAAGCTCTAAGCCCAATTTTTCCAACTCATCAATTAGTTTCATTTTTAATATCCTCCTGTTTTATAAGTTTTTTTATCTAGGACAGCCCTAGCGTTCGGAATGTGCTATTTAAACCATAGCTGGCTTTCATGCTTACAGTGTTACATAGAATTTAGGCACAGATGCGCCAATTTTTAGGCAATAAAAAAGACCGTCTCTATTTCTAGAAACGGCCTTGTGATAAATCTTTACTTATAGTTCTTTTAATTTTGCTCTTATCTTTTTCTTATAATCCTCAATCCCTAAATAGAGATTAAAATGATAAATCGGAAAAGGAGAGCTTGTTTTATTTCCCCACTCCTCTTTCAATTGTTTTATTTCTGGATCATTTTTTAACTTCTCTAATATTTCCATTTAACTACCTCCAGAAAAGCCTCTTGCAATTCTCCAAATAAGCCTAAAAACTCATTATAATTACCATCTAAGTTGATATAAGACATATTTGCGAATATTTCCATAGGCTTATGAGAAACATCCTCTAACCAATATTCTAAATCATGTCCTAGTGGTAATATATCATTTTTTTCAGCTGTTGTTAATGCACTAATAATGTCTGCTACCGCTCCATCATACTCGTATAAGCCACCATCACTAAACCATTTATTAATTAATTCCTCATTATCATTTATTATGGTTTTTGATTTGTCGATTGCTGCTATAAACTTGTCATTTTCCCATGATTTCAATTCATTGTTATCTAATCGGTGTGATAGCTCATGAGCGTATACATAGTTAGTATTGTAATCCTCGAAATTTGGAGCTTTAGGGTTAAAATACAACTTATCTTTACCGGGTTTGTAAGCGAAAGCACCATCTAATGTGCTGTCCTCTATAACCTCTGTTGTTTCTTCTGTTAACAATAATCTAGTTACTAAATCCTCACTTGCATTTGAGTTAAGAATAAATGTTTCAAAATCATCCCTTGCATCTGAAAGATACTTGTTATAAATCTTCGGAGCTTTCAAGATTTCCTCTTGTTTTATTCTATCGCCTTTTAATTGTTTTCTCTTTTGAGTATATCCAGCGACCTTTAATCTATCCCTCTGCTGAGTCAATCCAAAGTCAGCACAATATTGCCCATATACTCTGTTTCTATTAGTGAGCTTGTGTTCTAAGTTTCTTCTATCGCCCATCAGCTGTACGAATAAATCAGTATCATGCTTAACATTATCCAGCTCAGCATCTTTCATTACTATCTGGCGCTTAGTATCTCTTATCTGAGATTCCATTCTGCGTTGAGTCTGCATATCCTCGTATTTGCATGTATTACGGCGCTTTTCCTCAGCAGCTATAAGGCGTTCTTTCTGCTTATCTGAATAGTTTTCATCAGCCTGTATTCTAGCTATACGCTCATCAATAACAGATTGCTTATCCTGGATATACTTCTGCTCCTCAGCATCTACCTTAAGATTGCCCTGATCATCTACCCATGGGTTATCTAGCTCTTTGCCCCATGGCTGGTGTGAATGTCTGCAATTGTATCCGTGTAGGCCGTTAGGGTTTACCACTTGCCCATTACCTGTATTTGGGTCTATATCGTAGCCTGTGGCCTCTAATAGGTTAGGGTATCCGTCCTCTGAGCCTCTTATTTTATATGCTCTGCCTTGCCATTCAGCGTGGCTATATAATCCGCCTTTATCGCTAATACGTGCGCCTGTATGAGCAGATACAAGCACATACTCAATGCCTCCCTCTGCTATATATTGGTTAGTTACTTGTGCAGCAGTTTGATTCATGGATGTTACTACAGCGCATCTTACTGCTGCCTCTAGGCTCCTATGAGCTCCTGTAGGATAATCTAACATTAATCCACTCATAGCCAGCTTATCCAATACGTTAGTAACGGCCTCAGAGTAACTTACTGCTCCAGATGCACATAAAACCTCCGCCTCGTTAAGAGATTTAAGTACAGTGTCGTTGTAAGCTCCTAGTGTGGTTCTAGTAAGGTTATCTAGTTCTCCACAGGTTTTAGCCCACTCTGCATCCATAGTCTGCCTAATAGCTGGGTTGTTAAGTGGTCCATAATCACCGCTAAAGTAATTATCCAGCACCTTTTTATCATTTGAAAAAGAAGTCATTACAGATTCTTGTAGTACCTCTTTTACAGCCTCCTCAGATTGAGCTGTGAGCTGTGCTAAACGCTCTGTAATTTCATTCTGTGATAATCCCATTTGCTGGAGTATAAAAAGCTCTCTATCAGCTTTACCGCCTACTCCGTCTGCATTCAATAAGAATTTGGCTATATCTCTTAAAAGGTAATCCTCAAAATCATTGTAGTAGGCTGTTACCTTATCTGCTTTGTAATTGAAATCGTTAGGCTTTAACATATTATCTCCTACATATCCTGTTAACTAATGCTTTCCATTTGCTGAGATTCTGTTCTTTTGCTCTCTCAAACCAATGATCTGTCGCTCCTGGTTCTGAATAGCTTAGTGGTCTACCTGTATGTACAGGTTTACTTACTCCAGCCTCTACAAATGTTCTGCCCGATTCATCGGTTAATACTTCACCCTCGTATTGATAATGAGCATATGGAGCGTACCACTCTATATAATCTCCATATATTCCGTCTGGATATCGCACTTGACTCCTTAACTGCCCTTGCTGATGTGGAATCAAAGGAGTGCAATCCGCTACTATCTGCATATTGAGTTTTTTATGTGCCTCTCTAAAGTTTTTATCAAAGTTATCTGTGTTAATATCAGCAGATACTTTAGGCATATTGAATTTAAACCTCATATAGCCTCCTAATATAAAAGCACCCACTCAACCTAGAATGGGTGCTCGTTACTATTCATCCCCGAATAAGCCTTTATTGGCGTTGGCCTTATCCATTTCAGCACTCATAGCCTTTGCCTCATCCTCAGACATTCCCTCGAACTTCATGAAATACATCCATGCTGGAACCTTACCAGCTTGTACATATTTCCACCAATTCTGTCTGTCCTCCTCGTAAGAGTATGTGATATCGCCCCATGCATAATTAGTCTCATAATCACCCTTAGGAGCCAGCTCGTATAAATCCATAAATACTGATTGAGCATATAGCAGCTCATCTACGCATATCTTAAGAGCATCACGGATAGATTTGATTGTTTGGATTGTCTCTCTATCATCTGCCTCTACCTGTGTTGCTGTTATCATGCCTGTTTTCTGGTCTAACACAAAATAGCCGTTAGAGTATCCACATTTTCTACCGATGAGAGATAGCTGGAAATCTATGCCCTCTTTTCGTGTGCTTGTATTGAGAGCTGGGTTAATCTCGTGATATACCTCATTACTTTCTGTAAGTACATTCATGCTCTTTACATATCTAGGTAGTGGAATGTGTACTCTGTGGCGTTTGCCCTTGCTATCAATAACGCCTTTATCTGTTAATCTCTCATCCAGCAATACTATCCTAGATGAGTGCTTAACCTCCTCAGCGTTTCTTGAATAAGCTATATCTAAATCCTTTAACTCCTCCAGCGCCTCTGCAAAGAGCGAAACGCCTAGAGGAGAATCAAAATCAATATCATTTGCTATTGGCATCTTAAAGTAGCCAAATAACATACCGTCTAACTTATCGCCGTTGCTCTTTACGATATCAACTACAGGCTCTAGGCCAGCCCACTTAGTATCTAGTAAGCTGATTTCTACTCCTAGTGTAGTACCGTCCTTACTCTCAAATGCTTTATTAGTGATTCTGTAGAATGTGCGCTCCTCGTACTCCTCAGAATCTGGCATTTTAACAAACGCTTTAAAGAATGAATGATACTCTAGCTTAGTGTAGTAGTATTTCTCTTTCTGGTAGGTATCCTGGAATACCACGCCTGTTATATTGCCGTTGCCGTCAGTAGAGGTTATTTGGAACCTATCTGGTGTAACAAAATCTACACCCTCTCCATTAGGCTTAAGGATTAATGAGCCAGCAGCTATACCATACTCAACCCAATTCTGAAACCTAGGATATACTGACTTATTCCAAAACTCTTTCATGGCCTCTTTGCGTGAGCCGTCAAAGTTAACGTCTATGTCTAAGCACACTAGCCTAGCTGTTTCAGAACAGAGGTACTTAGCAAACTTAATACTCTTAATACCATCATTCTCGTTAATCCATGGAGCCGAACCAGAATAGATATTAAGCCACAACTCAATAGCCTTACGCATTGTCATTGACTCAACGCCCTCAACTCCAAACTGCTTTTTAACCTCAGTTGTAAACATTCTGCTCCACCATCCTTTAATTGATTCTATTAATCCCATTTATAGCCTCCTATACATAGCCTCTATTAATTCTCTTAGCTATCGTGTAAATGAAATATCTTATTGCATCCATGTGATGATCATTCTCTTTTATGACAGTATCAATGCCTGTCTTAGCAGATAGCTTTTCATCCCATGCGTATGATTCAAACTCATTGATACCCTCTATACAGCTTTCATGTATCAGTAAGAATCCTAGGCCTAAGTACTTAGTAACCTCTTGGATACCATTAAGTACATCGTTATTACCGTCTGTAATGCTAAAAGCACCATACTTACGTATAGTGGCTTTCATAGCTGCTGCTGATGGGTCGATAACAATACTCTGTATCTCGTAGCCCTCAGCTATATCAACCAGCATCTGGTAATAGTATTCGTTATCTACTGTCTGGCCCTTTTCCCTACCAGAGTAGTGAGCCTCTTTGATAACTCTTACTTTACCCTCATCCGTGAACTCTATGAGCTCTACAGCAAATGGGTTCATAGTACCGTAGTCAATAGCTAGGTAGTATTCACTGTTAGGGTTGTACTTAACATCACCGCTAAATACATTACGCTCTCTACTAAATGAGCTGTATACTAAGCCCTCAGCAAGTGCCCATTCGCCCAGGATGTATCTCTTATAGAGAACTGAACCGAAATATTCCTTGCAAAGGTTCTCAACAAATTCTTTGCTGAGAAATGGGTTATCAAATATCGTGTATTTCTGGCAGTAAATATCTGCATCAGAATCCAAAAACTTTTTAAGCCAGTGGTTAGGCCCTTGTGGGTTCAGAGCACCATCAAAGCACGAATACTCTTTATCGAGTCGTGATTTGAGCATATCGAAAACATCTTTGTTCCAATCTGCTACCTCATCACCGTAACAATACTTGATAGATGCACCACGGAGCTTACTTACCTGTGATACCTTTTCAGCGCCTAAGCAGTATACCCATTCACCGAACAGATAACACTTATTCTGGCTGTTGATTTCACCTACCAGCTTTTCACCATAGAGGTTACGCATAGGCTCTAATACGTTACGCTCGATAGTGGACTTAGTAACACCTAAAATAACCGTTAGGCCGTCTTTGCCTGTACGGTTCATGATACGTTTAGGTATTACTAAAGCATAATCCAGATATGTTTTACCTGAACGTGTAGCACCACTCTTAAAATTCCATCGGTGCGTTGCATTATTCAGATACTCTTGCTGTTTCTTACTTAGCTGTAGTGCCATTACTCTATAATTCCTATTCCATCTAATAGATCATGTAGAGCCTCGATTGTATTATCAGTTTCTGTGCTGGTAAGTTCCTCCCATTTTTCTATTGCTTTAACATCGCCCTCAAGCGCTTTATAGAATAGCGCCTGTGTTACAAGCGCATCGTTAGTCATATTCTCCTCATCGAGCCCCAGCTTCTCTAGGCTCCTTTTAGCTGTTATGCTTTTTACAGGTGCAGCAGCCATTAAT